GAGAAAGCGATGGAGGCTGTGGAGGGAATGGTTTTTTCCCAGAGAGCCGTCACCAATTCGCTCCTCGATAAAATCAAGGCACAGTCGAAACGGTATGTACAGCCCGTAAAACCGGATGTGCCGGACAACCGTGTATCCGCAGACGCTCTTATGAGCCGTCTTAACCTTATTGTTCACTGATTGGAGGAATTTTTTATGGCAACGATTATGGATCTTCGTGAAAAGCGGGCAAAACTCTGGGAGGGAGCCAAGGCTTTCCTCGACAGCCACCGGGACAAGGAGGGGAAACTCTCTGCCGAGGACGCTGCCGCCTACGACAAGATGGAGGCCGATGTGGTGGCTCTGGGGAAAGACATCGAGCGCATGGAGCGTCAGGCCGCCATTGATGCGGAACTGGCGAAACCGACCACGGAGCCTATCGTCAATACGCCCCAGGCAACCGTGCCGGAGAAAAAGGGACGCGCCAGCGATGACTATCGCAAGGCCATGCTCTCCGCAATCCGCTCCAACTTCCGCAATGTGTCCAATGTCCTGCAGGAAGGGGTGGACGCAGACGGCGGCTACCTGGTGCCGGAGGAGTACGACAGCCGCCTCATTGATGTGCTGAACGAGGAGAACATAATGCGGAGCCTCGGCACGAAACTCACCACCAGCGGCGAGCGGAAAATCAACATCGCCGCCACCAAGCCTGCGGCATCGTGGATTGAGGAAGGTGGCGCACTCACTTTCGGTGACGCAACCTTCGACCAGATTATCCTTGATGCCAACAAGCTCCATGTGGCCATCAAGATTACCGAGGAATTGCTCTATGACAATGCCTTCCATCTCGAAAGCTACATCATCGAGCAGTTCGGCAAGGCTCTCTCCAATGCGGAGGAGGATGCATTCCTCAACGGTGACGGGAGCCACAAGCCCCTCGGTCTGTTTGTGAAGGTGGTGGACAGCACCACGGGAGCCATGAAGAACAGCACCTATTCCACGGAGGTTTCCACTAAGACCGGGAATGTCCCAGACCTCAAGACGGACGATATCCTCTCCCTTATCTACTCCCTCAAGCGTCCCTACCGCAAGAACGCCAGTTTCATCATGAACGACAAGACACTGGCGGCAATCCGCAAGCTGAAGGACGGGAATCAGGCGTACATCTGGCAGCCGTCCTATCAGGCGGGAGAGCCGGATCGCCTGTGCGGGTATGCCGTCCATACTTCGGCTTTCTGCCCGGAGATGCCCACGGCGCAGCCCACCAAGGCGCAGGGTGACAAGGGCTTCATCGCTTTCGGCGATTACAGCTACTACAACATCGGCGACCGTGGCACTCGCTCCATTCAGGAACTCCGTGAACTTTTCGCTGGGAACGGCATGATTGCCTACGTCATGAAGGAGCGTGTGGACGGCAAGCTGGTGCTGCCGGAGGCGGTGCAGATTCTCTACGCCAAAGCCGCGACTGCTTGACCTTTTCGAGTGTATCTATGGGGAGATGCCCTTTGGGGTGTCTCCCTATTTGATTGGGGTGATTCCATTGATTGTGGGCTTGCCGAAAGCCAAGGAATATCTCCGCATCGACACCGATGCCGAGGACGATATTGTCCGCAAACTGCTCCGAGCGGCAGAGCAAATCTGCATGGATGTAGCGAGGATGGATGAAGACGAGTTCAAGGCTTGCGGAGCTATCGCCAAAACCGCCGTCCTCTATGCCTTGGCATATTTCTACGAACACCGGGACGAGGCAGACCATAAGGCATTGACTCTGACGCTCCGAGCCTTGCTCATGGGTGTCCGCAAGGAGGGATTCTGAATGTATATCAGTTTGAACGAACTGCGGCAACGGGTGACAATCCTGCGCCCCGTGACCGTGGAGGACGGGGCGGGAAACCTTATCCGGCAGGGAGAGGAAGAAGTCTGCACCGTCTGGGCGAAGGTGTTTCCCTATGCCGCCAAAATCTCCGATGGCTATGCGGAGAAAGTGGACGAGGTGAACTACCGCATCATCATACGCTACCGTTCTGACATCGAATTGACGGACGAAATCCAATGGCGCAGCCGAAGATTTGTGCAGACCGCTCCTGCCTACGATGTCCGCTCCAATCGGCAGTATCTCGTGATGGAAGTCCGGGAGTTGATTGAAGATGGCGAAACGGTTTGATTCTGCCGAGACAATCCTCAAGGAACTGGGAACGGCGGCAGAAAATGCCGCCATCGCCGCTCTTGCCGAAGGTGCGGAGATGGTGATGAAGGAAGCCAAGGAGCGGTGTCCCGTGTATGAGGGTGACGACTACCGAGTGGTCAAGGGGGCGCTCCGGGATTCCATTCATGCCGAAAAGCAGAAAGGCGGCAAGGAATATCGGATTGTTGCGGACGCACAGGCGCAGGATGGCTTGTACTACGGCAAGATTGTGGAGTTCAGTCCGAAAATCAACAAGCCATTCCTTTACCCTGCGATGGATGCCAAGCGGGAGACTGTGAAGAAGAAAATCATCGAAGCTGTCAGGGAGGCGATTCGTAAAAAATGAACATCAAGGAAAAAGTCTATCAGGCACTCATGTCCTCGCCGGAGTTGAAGGCTCTGTTGGTGAAGGACAGGAAAGGCCGCTGTATCTATCCGGGGGTAAGTCCCAATGCCGGGAGTTACCCCATCCTCGTCTACAACACCATCTCCGATGTTCCGGCTCTTGTTGCCGACGGGGAGGAAATGGAGCGGCGCGTCACGGTGCGGATTCACATTCTGACCAAGGACGGGCATTACGGCGGGATTTACCGGGAAGTTCAGCAAGTCATGCTCGGCTTGGGCTTCATGCGGAGCCAAACAATGGATCTGGTCGAGAACGGCCTGTTTATTTTATGTATTGACTACAAAATCGGAACGGGGGTTGATTTCTAATGGCAAAACCGGCAAGCAATCTGGTAAGCGGACAGTTTATCAATATTCAGAAACTTCATGTGGCAAAACTTCTGACGGATGTGGCAGGAGGAACGGCTACTTACGAGGAGCCTATCGACCTTGGCAAAGTTCTCCGCAGCGTGGACATCAAGCCATCCACCAGCACGGCGGATTTGTACGCCGACGGGCAGTCCATCGACAGCGCATCCAACACGGCATCCTACGAGTTGACATTTGACACGGCGGCTCTGCCTTTGGAGTACATCGCCTATCTCTTGGGGCATAGTTTCGAGAACGGCCAAATGGTGGCTCACAAGGATGATGTGGCACCTTACTTCGGGGTGATGTTCCAGAGCGACAAGCGCAACGGCGGAACGAGGTTCATCAAGTTTTTCAAAATCGTATTCTCTGAACCCTCCGTTAATGGCGCAACCAAGGAGGAGAACATTTCCTACCAAACGCCCACTATCACGGCGAAAGCAATCTACCGTCTCTCGGACGGCAAGTCCTACGCCTATGCCGATACCGAGAGCGGCTACGAAAACACCGATGACGCATGGTATTCCAACGTCTGATGGGAGGGATAGCATATGGAAGATATACAGCCGGTCAATCCGCAGATTATTATCGGCGGCAAGGCGGTGAAACCTGCCTCGCCAAAAATGAAGGTGTGGCGGGAGTTTCTTGCCTTCTTCGACCAAGACAAGGGGCAGATGCCCATTGACGATTTTCTCGACGCTCATGTGCGGTTAATTGTCCTCGCTTTCGGCAAGCCGGAAGTCACCAAAGAGACTGTGGAAGATTCCCTTGAAATCTGCGAGGTTGTCCCCTTTACGAGAGAGCTTTTCCGTTGGCTCCAGTCCCAGACCTTCGCCAAACTGGTGAAACTCCCAAACGCCCCAGCGGGGACGGAGCAGTAAACCTGTCCCCATATCAGAATATCCTGCTCTATTATGAGCGGCTCCAACAGGCATACGGCTGGACAATGTGGGAGATTGACGAGCATGAAATCAGTTTTCTTCTCGACCAGCTTGTGGTAGTTGCTCTGATGGACGGAGAGAAATCCAAGAAATACATTGATGACGTGATGTAGGAGGTGTGGCATGGCAAAGCGCGGACAGCAGATTGACGAACTGTATATCAGCCTTGGCTTGGACATTGCCCGCCTCCAGTTGGATTTCGACACGGCGGGAAAGACCGTATCGCAGGCTGTGGCGCGGCTCGGCAGCAAGGCAAACCAAATCAAGCTGAAGATGGACGTTGACCTTGCCAAGCTGGAAGGTGTCGGCTCGGAACTGGATAAAATCAAGGTCAAGCACCAAGCCATCAATCAGCAACTGGACATACAGCGGAAGAAGGAGGAAATCCTCGCTGCCGTCCTCCGGGATGCCCAAAAGACATCCGGCAAGGACAGCGATGCCGCTCATCGAGCGGAAACCAATCTGCTCAAACAGCAGAGAATTGTGGCACAGACTGAGGCGGAAGTCCGCAAGCTCAATGCGGATATGCAGAAACTCGGCGGCACAATCACCCAGACCACGGCAAAAGCCGGAAGTTTCGGCGCGACCATGACCGCCGGACTTGCCAAGGCTCGGAGTGGCGTATCGAGTCTCACAGGAGGTTTCTCCCTCTTGTCTGCCAAGGCTGCGGCGGCAATGGCGATCCTCTCCACCGGGGCAGGACTGTTCTCCCTTACCAAAAGCGCGATGGAAGCCGGGGAGAATGTCTACCGACTCACCAAACGGCTCCATACTTCGGCGGCAGAGGCAGGGCAACTGAACCGCACCTTCCAATTGGCGGGCATGGACGTTATGACCGTTATCCCGCTCATCGCAAGGCTGGACAAGCAAGTGGAACTTGCCGGGGAGTCAGGCAACGAAACCACCAAGGCCATGGAGCGTTTCGGCATATCCATTCAGGATTCGGCAGGAAACCTTCTGCCCCTCAATGAGCAGTTGGCGCAGTTAGCCAAGGGCTACCAGTACGCCACGGAGATGGGACAGGAAGAAGCATATACAGCGGAAATCCTCGGTGCAAGGGGCGCAGCTCTCATCCCCCTCCTGGAGCAGTACGAGGATCTGATGAAAATTTCCGCCAGCGTCAAGACCACCGGGCTGATGAATCCCGAAGATGCCCATAAGACATGGCTTCAGTGGAAAATGATGGAAATGGAGCTTGGCCAGTTGAAGTCAGCCTTTGGG